CCAAACAGTATTAAAAATATAAAAATTCATTATTATAACAAAAAATTAAATAATCTTCCAAATACAATTGAATATTTAGAATTAGGGCGTTATAATTTAAAAATAAAAAAAATACCTAAAAATCTTAAAACTATTAAATGTAATACAGAATATGAATATATTGATGATTTTAAAGATTATAAAGTTATTTATTTTTAAAAATTTTTAATTTTATTTAGAAACATTTATAACCAATAAATGTATTAAATTTTTATAACACAACTATTTTTAATTAATTTATAAATATATTATGTTTATTTATAAAAAAGATTTATATGAATTTATATTATATTGGAAAATTATATTAAATTATAAAAATTTTAAATGGTTTTATGGAACAAAAAAAGAAAAAGATGAGTTATTGAATATTATGAAAAATAAAATATATAAATTAGAAGCAAAAGAAAATTCATATTGTGTTTTTTCTGACCCGAATGATGTAGCAAGAATGGAAAGTAGAACTTTTATTTGTTCTAAAAATGCAAACGATGCGGGAATTACTAATAATTGGCATGAACCGAATGATATGTTTTATAATATTTTATTTTCAAAGTTAAAAAATGTTATGAAAAATAGAACTATGTATATTGTTCCTTTTGCTATGGGTAATAATAAAAATACTTTGTATGGAATACAAATTACTGATCAACCATATGTATGTTTAAGTTTAAGTATAATGTGTAGGTTAGGACGAAATATTTTAGATAAGATGGATAAATTTATTCCATGTATTCATACATCTGGAAATCATTCTGAAAATTTAAAATGGGGTTGTTGTGATGAAAAATATATTACACACTTTCCTGATGGAATTGATGAAAATTTAAATTCTTCTTACATAATATCATATGGTTCATCATATGGGGGTAATGCTTTATTAAACAAAAAATGTTTTGGTTTAAGAATTGCCAGTAAAATAGCACACAGTGAAGGTTGGTTGGCTGAACACTGTTTAATTCTAAGAATAATATCTCCAACAGGTAAAATTAAACATATTTTAGGTGCTTTTCCAAGTTCTTGTGGAAAAACGAATTTAGCTATGATTGAACCCAATGAAGAACTTAAAAAACAAGGATGGAAATTTGAAACAATTGGTGATGATATAGCTTGGATTTATCCAAAAAATGGCTCTTTATATGCTTTTAATCCAGAAAATGGATTTTTTGGTGTTGCGAATGGAACAAATGAAAAAACAAATAATAATGCTGTCAAAATGTTAGAAAAAGATTGTATATTTACTAATTGTGCTGTTTATTTTAATGATGATAATAAATTAGATGTATGGTGGGAAGGTAAAACAAAAGAACCACCAAATAAATTTTTAAATTGGAAAGAAGAAGAAAATATTTTACCCGCTTCACATCCAAATGCTCGTTATACATGTCCTATAACTAATTGTCCTATATTATCAAAAGATTATGAGAAAATGGTTAAGATAGATGCAATAATGTTTGGTGGCAGAAGAAGTGATACAATTCCTTTAATATCAAAGGCTGAAAATATTCATAAAGGTATATTTTATGGTGCTTCATTATCATCAGAACAAACCAGTGCAAATAGTGAAGCTGTAATTGGAAATATTAGATTTGATCCAATGGCGATGAAACCATTTATTGGTTATGATATAAATGATTATTTTAAACATTGGATAGATGTGATTGAAAAATTAGAGAACCCTCCAGATTTTTATTTAGTTAATTGGTTTAGAAAAGAAAATGATAAATTTCTATGGAAAGGCTTCAATGAAAATTCATTAATATTAAAATGGATATTTGGAAATAATAATTATAGAAATCTTAAATCTTCTTTTGGTTTTCATCCACCCAAAGAAAAATTAAACCTAACTACGGAAGAATGGAATAAATTATTTTATACAGACAATGAAAAAAAAGAAATACATAAAAATAATATTAAAAAATTTTTTGATGAATTAAAAAATGTTCCAAATAAATTATATGATGTTATTAATACCATATAAAAATTGAAAAATATTTACATATAATAATAATAATTTTATAAAACATTAAAATATGAGAACAATATATTTTAATGAGTTATTTAACACCATTATTTTCTTTACTAATACTCAATTGAGAAAAGAATTTAATAATAAGTATTATAAAGAATACGAATTAGATTTTGAAGAATTAAATAATATTAATGAAAAAAATAATTTAAAAAAAATAATATTAGAAACAATTGAAATAACCCCTTATAAAACACAAATAATAACAATGTCTATTGTTATATACTATTATTTAACCAATAAATTGGAACATGGGTTTTGTTCAAATATTTATGATATTCTTAAAATAGAAAAAGATATAAAAAAAGAAATTATTAATTTCATAGATATAATTGTAATATGTGATAAAGAATGGTGTGTTAAAGTAAGAAGATTTTGTAATGGATTTTTATAAAAAAATTTAACAATCACAAATTATTGAAATTGTTTGAATAACTTTACAATTACCATTAATTAATAATTTAAATTTTGCAAAATTTCTTCCAATGTAAATATCTTCTTTATTTAATACTAATTTGAAATTATAATTATTATCCGTTTTCTGGTTTATAGTAATTTCTTTATTAAAATTATATTCTTTGTAAATATTATTATCCTTAAATATTTGTATATTGGTATTATCATTTGGAATAATTTTTATATTATTTAAATTAAAATATCTACATCCTTCTTGAGTTATAAAAACTTTAAATTCACCATTAATATCAGTTTCAAAAGCCTCCATAGTTATGATATAATAATAAAATGTATTATTATTAATTGCTTTTTTTTTAATTTTTATTGATCTAAATTTGTTATGAATTTATTTTATTATTTGTTTTGAATAATTAAAAAAACATAAAAAGAAAGGCAAATATTTCATTTAAACGTAAAAAAGGTGAAATATTAAAAAATTATTATCCACAAATAAACAAAAATTATTAACAAAAACCGTTAAAAATATATAAAACCCATTATTTTTAAAATTATTTGCTCTTTCAACTTTACAAAATAATATAAATCAAATGCTTCATAAAATCTTCTATAAAGAAGCTTATTTTTATTGAATGTAATTTATGGAAAAAATAAGATTATATGACTTTTATTTACTTTTTACTTTTTGAGGATTATTTTTTATGTTCTTATTTGTAATGATAATTTAACCACTTAATAAATAATGTTTTCTTATTTTTATATTTTAACAATGAAAAATATAAATAATGTTCTTTTTTTAATATAAAAATTGATAAAAAATAAATAATAATAAATAATAAAAAAATGGATAAATTAATACCTTATCAACAAGACCATACTAAAAATTTAATTAATATAATTAAAACAAATGGTAGATGTTTAGATGCGAGTATGATGGGTTTAGGTAAAACATATTGTGCAGTTGTTAGTTGTTTAATGTTAAATTTAAAACCATTTATAGTATGTCCTAAAATAGTGATGAAGAGTTGGTTAAATGTTATGGAAATTTTAAATTGTAATTATTATGGAATAACATCATATGAATTATTACAACGATTAAATTATTTTAATAATAACAAAAAAAAAATAAATTGTGATTTTATAACAATGGAAAATGATGAATATGTAATAGATGATAGAAAAATACCAAATGATGTTATTATTATATATGATGAAGTTCATAAATGTAAAAATATAACAACAAATAATGGAAGAATATTACATGAATTTTCAAAGAAAAATACAAAAATATTAATGTTAAGTGGAACAGTGGCAGAACAACCAATATATTTTATATTGATTGGATTAGTATTAAGATTATATGAAACATATGATGAAGGTCATAATTGGATTGTTAAAAAATCAAAACTAAAAGACACGAATAATTATATGTTGGCTTTTCATAAGATTATATATCCAAAGTATGCAAGTAAGATAGATGAAAATATAATGAAAAGATTATATCCAAATTGTCATATTGAAGGCAAATGTTTTGAAATGAAAGAACAAACAGAAATAAATGATAATTATGAAGAATTAAAAAAAGCTTTAAAAAATAAAAAAAATACAGCAATAACTGAATATATGAGAACAAATCAAAAGAATGAATTATTAAAAATACCAACTATTAAAGAAGAAGCTTTAAAAGAAGTTAATAATGGAAATTCAGTTGTTATATTTGTTAATTATACTAATACATTATTAGAATTATCAAAACAATTAAATGTTAAATGTTTGGTATATGGTGAAATAAATGAAATTAAAAAAAATAAAAATATTCAAGATTTTAATGATGATAAAGAAAGAATAATTATTTGTAATATTAAATGTGGTTCTAATTCTATTTCATTGCACGATTTAAATGGAAATCACCCAAGAGTGTCATTTATAATGCCAACATGGAGTGTTACTGATTTAGTTCAAGCATTGGGTAGAATTTACAGAGCAAATGTTAAAACGAAAACAAGACAATATATTGTTTTCAGTAATTGTTTAAATGAAATATATATTCAAGATAAAATTAGAGATAAATTAAATAATATAAGTTTATTAAATAATGGAAATAAAAAAAATGAACCTCTGTTTAAGATTGGTAATTTATTAGATAAGAGTAAAGATATTAAAACTGATTTTGGTACTAAACAAAAAATAACTAAAAAAGATAAAGAAAGGTTAAAAAATATAATGGCTATTGAGAAAAGCAAAGAACATAAAAAAAAGATTAAGATTAAATTAAAATTTAAAAATCAAGATTACGATTCAATAATGAATTTAATGCATTATTATACAAAACAAAAAGATGAAATTTTAAAAATGGATGATAGTGATGAAAAGAATGAAAAATTGGAAGAAATTAATCAATATATTAATGAAGCAGATATTTTATTACAAAAATCATTAGATAATATTTGTTGATTGATTTAAAAAAATAATTATTAGAATTAAATTAATAATAAATAATATTTTTAAAATAATAATTAAAAATTTTGTATCATTAATAATTGTATTGTTTAAATTATTTATTTTTGTAATAAGTTCATTATTTAAAATAATAATATTATTATTATTTATTATATTATTAAAATTATTTAACATATTATTCATTAATTTATAAACTTGTAATTTAATATTTATAAATTTTTATTTTGTTAATTTAATATAAATAAAAATCATAACACATTAAATTCTTCCAAAATATCTTTCATAGTTAAAATTAAGAAATATACATTTAATAAAGGTTCATCTTTGGAATATAATGTTGAATATTGTTTGTTAATACCATATAATTTTTTTATATCATTAAAATCATATAATATTCGTATATTATTTATTTTATTTTCTTTAATACAATAAATTATATTAAATAGTTTATTTTGATTAATATCTATCACAGTTAAGAATTTATCAGTATTTTGAATAATAATAATTTGAGAATTAAATATTTCATTAATAAAATACTTTATATTTTTATTTAAATCATCAATTTCAGTATCATCCATTTCAAAATTAAATAATTCAAAATTATTTTTATTTGATAAATTTAATTCATTATTATCTGTTTTATCTTTAATTGAAATATCTTTAAAGATATAAAATTCATTATTGAATAAAATTTTTTTATTATTCTTATATTCAACATCATTAATATTTGATGAATTTATTTTTTTATAATAATCATATTCATCATCGTAATCAATTTCTTTAATACCATTATCAAAAATAAAGTCCATTATAATAATTATAAATATCATAATAATAAAAAAATCAATTTTTATTTATTTTTATATATAATCACAAATAATTGCTTCATAATCACTATTATCATTTATTATTATTTGCAGTGGTTTTTCACATCCATAGATTAAATCATTATTAAATAATCTATCACATTCATCTTTTGGTAAATGTGGGTTTATTTGTTGATAATTAGTCTTATAAATACCATGTCTTAATATTTTGCAATTAAATTCTTTAGTATTAACAATAAAAATATTATTACAATGACAACAAGTTAGTATAATATCCATTTATAGTATTTGTTTATTATTTATTTTATTATATAATATTCAATAATACTTCAAATATTTATTACTTATAGAAGAAGCTAAATTATGAATATATAGTCAAAAATACATTTATTTCTAATATTGATAATCTATAAAAAAATTGAAAAATATATAATATTCAATGCATAATAGTAATAAAATTTTTTCAAAAAACAATATGAGTAGCTTCAACGACAAAAAAATTACGGATATACTCATTGATATGAAAAAACCATTCAATGATTTTATTCAAAAATTTGATAATAATAATAATAAATTAACAAATAAAATACTTGAAAAAAAATGTTCTAATAAATATTTTTACATTAATCATAAGGATGATAATTTTGTTTGGACATTAATTAATGATATTTATACATCTTTAAAAATGTTAAAATTAGATAAAATTTTAGAAACTATTTTTTTCAAAGTTAATTACAACGGTATTGTAATTAATCTTCTTTCTGTTGAATTTAATATTGACAAAAAATATTTTAATAATTTTAAATGTAAAAAACCACTTGAGTTTGGTATTAATATTAAAGGTTATGTTACTTACACAGAAGATATGAATAATGATAATAATTTAACATTATTTATTAATAAAAATAACAGAAAACATTTAAATATTTATTCTTTTAATATTGAAGAAGGAGAAAAAACTGTTGCTAAAATGGATATTTATTAAAAATTTTATTTAAACTTTTATAATATTATTATTTAAATTTTCTAATTTATTATTTATTGGTGAAATATTTATTTCTCTTAATCCTGAAATAGAAATATGAGAAATTGCCATACTTTCACTTCTAATATTATTTGTATATATAGCATATTGACCGTGTATATCATCATTTTCTAATGCTAAATGATAATATTGAATTTTATTTCCTTTTATTAAAAATTTAATATCTTCTAATGAAGCGAAATTAAATAATTTACAATGTTGTGTCATCATTTTTTTAAATCCATTAATATTATCTGTATAAATATTTTCATTATAATATTCATTAATATGATCTAAATTTTCAAAAAGGACAGAATGACCAGATGTTAAAATTGTATCTTTAAAAGGAATATGTTCAGATATAGTATCTTTTTTAATAATTCTTATATTATTTAATTTATCAAGAATATTATAATAATTTTCACCAATAAAAACTATTTTTTTATATTCATTTTCATTAATTTTTACTAAATCTCCTTTTTTTAAATATTGAACTTCTTTATTTATCTCTTTATTATTTTCTAAAATTGTAATTTCTGTATCTTTTATAAAACAAGCCCCACCACCATTATTTGAAAAATAAATAAATCCAGGTTTATCTTTTGATGATATAATTAATTTAAATGGTAAATTATCATTATCACCTATATAATTAGAACCACTTATTAAACCCAAAGATAAATCATTATAATTATTACTTGTAGGAATGTACGGTGTTTCTAAAATAAATGATAAATAATTTGTTAATGTTCCATTTTTTTCTAAATAATAAACAAATGATGAACTCGCTGGAGTAGGACCTTGCTGATTTGCTGGATTAGTATTACTAATTCCATAAACAGGATATTTTGAACTATCATTTAAATTTGAAATTTGTTGAGATGAATAACCTAAATCTGTTCTCACATAATATAAATTATTCAAAAAAGATGTTATTGAATTTGGCATATTATAAATATTATTAACTCCATTATTATTATATGATGTATTTGTTCTTGATACACTATTTGTAGAAATATCTAAAGTTAATTCTGATAAATATAAATTATTAAAATTATCTTGACATATAAAATAATAAAAATAATTATTTGATGTTGGTATACTATATAACATAATATTTGAATAACTAAAATTATTAAAATTATCACTATTTTCAATTGGTATATTTACAAAATTACCATTATTATCTGTATATTTAAATAAATAAGCTTGTTCATTAGAACCATCACGCTCAAACCAAATATAATTTAAAGGTGTTGCTGAATAATCATTAAGAAATGGTAAAACTCTAATTGTATCACAATTATTATTAACACTATAATTAACTGTATTAGTTCCAGTTAAGTATGACAAGTTCGTATTATTAAAAATAATGGTTATATTATTTGAAAAAACAACATAAAGCCATATTTTTACTAAATTTTCAATATAAACTATTTGCATATCTCTAATAATTACAGAATCAATATTTGTTAATTCTGAAGTTCCCATATCATCATTATATATTTCATTTGCATCCATACCAAAATATTTACTTATACATCTTGGTAAATTAGTTGCTATTATTACATTAAAATAATAAGTATTATTTGTTTTTGTAGTTACTGATTTCATTGATACAACTCTTTCTTCATTTGATAAAGTATCTATTAATTGTGTATCATAATTTTCATTTGATGAATTATAAGTGGCAAAATATATTAAATTTTGAATTACATAACAAATAAGTTTTCCATTATTATTCATTTCTAAAAATGAAACTTCATTTCCATCACCTATATTTTGTCCTATCCAATTACTCATATGATATAAATTATATAATATAAATTATATTATCAAATCAAAATTATGTTTTTTATAAAAGTATTCATATTTTTGATTTAATATTGGATTTTCAGTTGTAAAATAAAATGTAATATCTAAATATGATATATTTTTAATATCGTTTATTTCATACAATTTAATAATTTCATTTGTATCATTATTTATTTTAAAAATTGGTTTGTCATAAATGTTAGAAAATGCCAAATAAATAATATTATCACTCAATCCAATTGGATAATTTGAACTATAAATATTACTATCTTTATAATCACCATTTATTAATCCAAGTGTATTCAAAATGCAATTTTTTGTATCTAAAAATTCAAAAATACAACCACCATCACTTTTAAAAATAAATTCATCCTTATTATTTAATAAACATTCTATTTTTATTTCATTTGTTTCAAAATTACTATTTAAACATTCCATAATCATATATCTATTGTAATACCCTTCTTCTATTCTTATTAAATATTCTTTTTCATTGTAAATTACTTTTAATTCATTATTTTTTTCTGTAATATTATTATCTGTATTTTTTGGAAAATTAATATTTTCAATCGTAAATTTATCAATATCGATTTTATTCTCAAAATTAAATCTATAATCATTCACATTCTTATAATTTATATTTTCAATATTTATTACCTTTTTATTTAAAATATCATTACTTTTATTTTTTAATAATTTTACCATTTTTAATAATTTTAATTTTTTATTACTGTCAGATGTTTTATCACTATTATCACTTTTATTATTCTCAATCGATTTACTATTTTCATCTATATTTATTTCTAAACCAATTTTTTCTAAATCATTTTTAGGAGATAATTTATTTACATTTTTTTTATCTTTTTTATCTTTTTTTTTCTTTTCTTTTTTTTTTTTTTTTTTTTTTTTTTTTTTTTTTTTTTTTTTTTTTTTTTTTTTTTCCTATTTTTTTTTTTTTTTTTTTTTTTTTTTTTTTTTTTTTTTTTTTTTTTTTTTTTT